GCCTTCCGAATCGTCTTCCGAATCGTCTTCGTCATCCAGATCGTCTTCGTCGTCTTCGTCTTCCAGTTCGAAGCTAGGGTCGAAGCCGTGGTTGTCCCAGTCGCTGGCCGGGCCGACGTAAACTTCCAGTTCCAGAACGATATCAGAACCGACAGTCAGACGGCCCAAATCTGCGAGTTCGAAAATGGAGTCGCGCAGCGATTCGATGATTACGCCTTGCGATTCGAAAATGGTCGGAATCATTTTCGGCGCAGGCAGTGCCGGAATGTTTTCGCACGCTTCGACAAACGCGTTGTTCATTTTCAGTTGTTCGTAGTTGCCGTAGTCGATTACGGCGCGACCGAGTTGCACGATTTCGTCGCGGTTGAAAAACTTGTCGAGCGACAGAAACTCGGGGACGTAAACAGCGCGAACATTTTCGTCGGCGTTTTCGTCCGGGTGCGGCGTGTACACGCCAGCGATTGCGGTCAGTACCGGCGAATCGGTGCCAGTGAACCGGCGAATGGCATTCAGGTTTTGCGCAACTACCGACAGCGATTCGGCTGGCAAAATGTTTACAACTTCGCCGTCCACCTTGAGGCGCACCAACTGGATTTCACCGTCGTAACCATCCGGCTCGAAAGTGCCTTTTTCCAGATCGTCGCGCAGAACGGAATACAGAATGCCGGATTCGTCTTCGTCCTGTTCGAATTCGCCCGCTTCTTCGAGGTCTTCACGCAGGTTTTCGACCAGCGATTCGTCGGCGTCCGGAACCAGTTGCGCAGCGTCGAAGTATGCAACAAACATGACGGCTTCGTCATTGTTGTTTAGGGTCGCGATCATGTATTCGTTTTCGCCACCCGGAGCGTCGGCACCGTCACCGAAATTCGGATTCAGTTGCGCACGGCTGCCGACAACTGCGGCGTATTTGTAGAGCACGCCGTCTTTTGGCAGTTCGTCACCGAGCGCAGTACCGAGGGCGCTGTTTGCAGAAACGAGGACGGAAACGCGACGGCCAGTTTGGAATTGTTGCATGGTGCTTCTCCTAATGAAATTGTTTGTAGCGGTGCGCCCCGGTTAAGAGGCGCGGTAGTTGTTTACAGTTTGAATTGCGGCAGGCTCAATTGAACCAACGCAGCTTCAACCTTTTTCGGTTTGTGCTTCGCGAGAATGGCGTCGGCCATTTCCTTTTTGGTCGGGGCCGGTGCGCCGAGTGCGACACGCTTGGTTTTTGGAACCACGTTGAAGTGCGCGCAGAGCGTATTCAGTTGCGTGGCTTTCAGGTTCGAAACCAAAACGTCGGCGGGCGTTTGCGCTTTCGGGGCAGAGTGGTTTTCGTCATCGGCATTTACGAAATCACCGCCTTCTTTGAGGTGGTCGTTTTCAGTGATCCAAACATCCAACACCGGAATCGGAAGCTCAGCCGCCAAACAACGCGCCAGTTTTTGTTTGTGTTCTTGCAGGCGCTCATAGTCTTCGTCGCCGATTGCGTCGCTGGCCTTCACCAGTTTGGCGAGCACCGGAATGTTCATAGCCTCCGAAGTTTCTTCGGCAAACAGATTCAAATAGAACAGCGGGAATTCCATGAGTTCTTCGAACAGGTCGTCTTCGACGTTCGGTTCATCGTCGTCTTCGAAGGACTCGACTTCTTCGCCGTTGTACTCCAACCACGCTTGCAACTTCACGGCCGGAACTTGGTCGAGCAATTTGCTGACCAGCTTACGAGCAAACTTTTTCTCCTTTTTCGGAGTGTCGCTGTTGAGGAAACGCTCAACTTTTTTCTCGTTGAACGGAACCGCTTGATCGGTGGCGAGTGCTGCCAACATCCCAATCGGGTAGTCCAGCAAAGCGTCAAACAGTTTGGCGCGAAGGGCGCGAGCGTTTGGTGCGATGCCTTCGGAGCACGGTTCGATTTCGACCGAACCGTTAACAATGTGGTCGATCAGAATTTTCAGGCGGGCGCCTTCATGATTGGCAACCATGCTGAAAGTCGAAACAATGCCCAATTCACCGAGGGCGCTGGCCGCGTTATCCAGTGCGATGCGGCAATCGCTCAGCGCTTGCTTACGAACGGATTCGATAGCGGTTTGGATTTTGCATTTTTCGTTAGTCATTGCGTTGTTCCTTTCCGAAATGTTTGCAACATGAGCGGGCTGGGTTGCCCTTAACTTCCGCTAAGTCGTAAGTGGGAATCGCTGGGGTGCGGAACCCCCAGCATATACATGATAGCAAACCCCACCGTTGTTGGAAACCCCTTAGCCTTACGACCTACAGGAAGTTACCCGTTTTCGCTTTCCCGTTTCAGTTCCTCAAGGCGGCGCAGTTCGCGTGCCATTTGCGGGCGAATCGTTTTGGTGCCGATCAGGGACAGGCCGCATTCAACGCGGCGGATTTTTTGCGCAGTGGTGCCGATCAGCGCAGCCAGTTGTTCACGTTTCAGGTTGAGCGCTTTGCGGCGTGCGGCAAGTGCGGCACCTTTCCGCAATTCCTCTTGCCGTCGTACCAACCACTTCGGGGCGTCTGCCTGCGCTTGCGAACGCAAAACGTTTGGAGCTTTGCGCTTTTCCAAACGACGACGGGCCGCTTCGCGACCGGCTGCAACATCCGATTCCATTTCTGGATCAGGGTGACGATCCTGCCGGTCGAATTCCGAAACGTCCAAGTTTTCGAATTCGGTCGGATCGTATGGCGTGTCGCCGGGGCTTTCCGAAATGTAGTGGCGCAGCTTATCCAGAATACGCGGATCAACGCCGTCGAGTTTGTCGGTCAACGGCAGAATATCGCGAGCCAGAAATTCATTGCGTGCGGTGATTTGTCGGTGCAGGTTGTACGCGTCTTTCGAAACGGTCGGATCAGTCGCAACCTGCACGTTCCACTGAATCAGATTCTGCACAGTGATTTCGGCGTCGTTTGGATCGAACGGCAGATGGGCAATCACGCAAAGATTTTGGACTACCTCGGCAAACGGCTTTTGCTTTTTCAACACCTCCAGTTGCGCCCGCATTGCGCGAGCATTCAGAAATTCTATGCTTTCTCTAGAGTTTACGTCGGCCCAATTGTTTACCGGAGTTTCGGCCGGAGTGTAGGAGCGGTATTGGGCACCCAATCCCTCCAAACAATTTGAGACGTAGGACAGCGGCCCTTTCACCGAAACGATTTCACCATTTGCCAATACAACGCGATAGATATAATCGCTCATTCCAGTTCACCTTTCTTTTTGCAAGTTTTTCGGGGTTGGGGAGTAATGGGTTCTCCGCGCTTATCCCACTTTTCGTTTTCGTCCAGCACTTTAGCCAAACGGTTTGCTGCACGGTAATCGCGAGCCGTGTCTAGTCGGGCACGCATCCGCAAGTCAGCTTGTTCGGCAAGCTTGGTGTCATCCAATTCCTTTTGCAGTGCGTCACGCTCTTTGCGGACAGCGCGCAGTTCTTTGGAAGCGCTGCGCCATTTGCACGCAAACAAAATCAAAGCAAGGGACAACATCGGGGCCGTGCCGATTGTGATTGCTCGGGCGATTTCTACAACTTTCGACCATTCCATTATCCATTCAACCTGTCCAGTTTGTCGGAGATTAGTCGCATTTCCTGTTTGGTCCGTTCGATGTTTACGAGGGACTCAAGCAGCGCCGCATTCATTTCGGCCTTTTCTACAATCAGTTTTTGATTGGCATCGCGCAGCATTTTGATATGCTGATCTTTAATCTCCATCATCTTTTGGTGATGGCGGGTTTTAGTCACGATGGTCAAAACCAACGACAGCACCAACACGACCTGCAAAATGGTTACGATAGTTTGAGGCAGCATTATTAGACTTCCTTGAGTAGTTTGCGCTTGTGCGAGGCGAATGCCGACGACAGCTTTTCGATTTCACAGGCGCGCAGATGATAGGCGATGTTGCCGTTTTCGAGGAACTGGGTTTCAACATCGACCGGGTGAAGTTGGTCGGCCAGCCAATCCAAACATTCTTGAATCTCGGATTGACGGCGGCTCAGCATGAATTGGTGATCGACAACCGAACGCTGGTCAAGGGTTTGGTTAAACATGATAACCAGCGTTACGTCGGTCGAATGGATTTCTTCGTCAGAGATTTTCCAGATGAAGCGGCGCATGCGACCAGCCGGTTGCGAACACTCGGCCATTTCCACGTTGCCTTTGAATTTCATGCCGTTGAATTGCGGGTTGTGTTTTACCGCAAACAGGAAATCTTCGTTGGACATTTGCGCGTCCACCAGCGCGGCGATAAAGATCATTTACAGATTCCTCCAAACAGTTTTGAATGTCCAATGGCTGACAGTTCAACCAGACTGGCGACTTTCACAAATCGCCAGACGGGTTTATCTGTTTACTTCGGCATCACCGGGCGAATTGTTTTGCCCAGCTTGCTCATGATTTGCACCGGAATATGTTTGCCGGTTCCGCGCACGCAACCATTTTCGTTCACGGTCATCGGTGCGGGGCTGGTGTAGATGCAGCAATTGTTTGGCAGCGTGTCCATGTTGTTTGGCATGGCGGTAATTGCCTGTTCAATTGTTTTGCCAGTGCCCCAGTAGTGGTTTGTGTCGTCCAGAATCAACAGGTATTCATGCACCGGCAAAACAAGCGAACCCGCATCCGTCAACTTTCCGAATCGGTCGGGTTCGGCCAAAACGTTGAGTTGTTTGTCAACGGCGCTGCCTCCCCACATCCAGCCAAACTCAAACGACCCGGCGCGGGTGCCGTTCATGTTTCGGAAAACAAGGGCGGTCGGATGTTCTGACAGTTCGGTCGGCGTGGCTTCGTCCACCGCTTCCATTTCGACAGCGCTTTGCGTTCCCGGCTGCGCAACTGTTTGCGTTTCTTCACCGTAGGCCACCAGCGCAAACGCTTCGCGCACGGTCATGATTTTGTTGTCGTTACCATCGGTGAAATACGGCGGCACGCTGGCGCAATCATCAAGGAACGAAATCACGCTGTACGGCGCCCAGCGGGAAACACGCCCGTCACTGCAAACAACTCGGTGACGGAATCCGGAATCGTTCCAACCGGCTTCAACTTCGGTCGTTTCGATTTTGTATTTCAGGTCGGCAGTCGAGCCACCTTGGACTGGGGATTCGTCAGGCAGCGAATCTACAAACTCGACGCCGTGCGCGATCAACTCGACCGGGCGAATGCCATTGATCGAAGCGTTTTCGCCAATGTAGACCCGCAGGTTTTGCGCAGGGTGACGCGCTTCGTGTTCCGGGTCAATATGCGCGTAAACAAACGTGCGACCAGTTTTGCGAATCTCGACGCCGTGTTCTTTAAGCGAAATGTTTGCGAGTGCGATGTTTGTGGTCACGGGTTCTTTTCCTGTTTTGATCGAAGCGAATTGTTCGCCGTACAGCACCAGTTCTTCGACGGTCAGGTCGGCGGTCTTTTTGCCGTGCGCGTATTCGCGAACAGCTTTGTCTTGTTCCAGAATGTGCGGGTCCATGTGATGGAAAACAAAACCACGGCCACGCGGGACAATTTCAACGCGGTGTTTGGCACGCAGGATATCGTTTGCAGCGACGATGCTTTTAGTGGACATTGTGTGGCTCCTTGTCGAATCGAAATGTTTGCAGTTAGCGGAATTTAGTTGGGCGAGTCATCCAGCCTGCCGCAATCGGCAACCAGCAAATGACGCCGTACCACACGGCCAACAAAACAGCGGCCCCACGCATTTTCCAACTGGCATTTTTCAACCAGTCGAATTGGTACTCGACGCTTTCACGCTCGGTCTTGTACCAGAACCAAACAGCGAGGCTGACAACAGCGCAGCCCAGCAACAGGTAAACAATAACGGCCCAAAGGAGGATGGTCAGAATAATCATGGTCAGTTTTCCAAACAGTTAGTCGCGAACAATCGGGGTGACGTACTGGCCCTTAAACGCTTTGGCGCCGTCGATACGAGCGCGACCCAAAGCATCACCGTTTTCGTTGTACCACACGTAAACACCTTGGCCGGGGAATTCTTCTTCCAGCAATTCACCGTTAACGCACATTCCGTCGTAACGTGGATCATCGCAGTGGTAAATGTGCGTGCTGAATGGGCAGGTCGGTTTTTGGTCAGGCATGGTCAGTTTTCCAAACAGTTAGCGGGTGATTGCGTTGCGGAAACGGCGCTGGGCATCCTGCACTTTTTTCTGGTGCGCAGAATCAGCCTGCACAAACACAGCGTCCCATTCCCACGATTTTGTTGCAGCGACTTTCTTGGTTTTTACTTGAGTGGCGTACATGATATGAGTTCCGAAAAATCTGAATTGTTTGCAGTTTACGAGTTTGAGTCGGGGCCGAAGCCCCGTGGCGAATGTTTACCCGCCGAAGTATGCAGCGATTGCGCGGCGTTCGATTGTGCGCTGTGACGGTTGCGCGCAGTGGAAGAACCCGCTGTTGATTCGGTATTGCGCGGTCAGCGTGCCGGTTGTGTCGTGCGCGCTTTCCCAAAGTTTCGACCATTCCCACGCGGCATCAACTAGCGCTGCGCTTCTCGGACAGAACCCGTCTTCAACCAGCGATTCGATCAGGTCCGAAACGCGGTAGGTTAAATCGTCGGCGCAATCTACAAACAATTCGTCGGCGGTGTGGTCAATGTAAACGCTCGGCTTCTTGCTCATGCTCAAACTTCCTCTAACTCGTAAGTGTAATGTTCCGGGCTAGGCTTCTCCCCAGTATTGACATTATCCCATAGCCGTCTTCGGTTTGAAATGACTTACCCTTACGGACTAAGGGAGGTTTCCCGACGCGTTTTTCCAGAATCCAGAAACGAAGAAAGGGCGGCACTAGGGCCACCCTTTCGGTTCTTCGTCAGCCTTTCGGCATTTCCAGCAACAGCTTCGGGGTCAACCGCCGCAAAACCCGAACCACGTTTGCGCAGAGCAAAGACAGTTCGTGAGTGTGTTGCGATTCAACCGTGTAACGTTCTTTCAACGCTTCACGAATGATTGGCACCACGGTATGCGATTGTTTGCCCGTTGGTATCTTGAGCAGAATCAACAAATGCGTAAACAGTTCGAAAACTGAATCCGACTTCTTTCCGGAACGCACTGCCAGTTGCGCCAGTGCGTTTAGGTCCGGGTCAATGGCGAGTAGGCCGACCGGGTTCTTGATTCGAAAACCGATAGGCTTTTCGTCGCTGCGATCCGGTCCCCAAACAGCATCGGTGAATACTTGGCGATCCTGCAAATGTTTGCAAGTGTCTTCGTCGGACAAAAGCCCCACGTCGGTCCCGCAAACAGAAACGGATTTGTAATGCCATTCCGCAACGTGCGCCGGAAGTTTGAGCATGGTGTTACCCTTTCAGGAAGGCCAGCAAAACGGCCTGTTCGTTTTGGCAGCGATCTTCGACCGACTTCTGAACCGCAATGCTGCTTTTCTTGAAGTAGGTGGGAACGCTGCGCTTTTTGAATTGCTGCGCTTTGATAATCAGTTGTTCGTCGGTATCAGACGGAAGCCAAGAACAATTCAGCAGAACCGAAGTGTTTGGACCGTACTGCACTGCCGTCGAGTAAACCATTTCGCGAACGGCTTGGTGGCGTTTACCGAGATTCCACCCGGCCTTTTCAAGCGTTGCGGCTTGGGGCTCGTAATGGGTTTTCCGAATGAACGCCGCTTGTGCTGCCGCGAATTCATCAGCGCGTTTGCTGGCAACGCTTTTGTAAACCGCGTTGAAAGCAGTGGTGCCCGGAGTGTAACCATTGAACTCGGTAAACGGTTTCCCGAATTCCGATTTCAAGAACGCAGCCATGGTGCCAGCGTTGGTGCTCAGTTGGTGCTTCCCGTAGGAAACGCCGCCGTTGTCACCTTTGCCGGTGCTCACCGTGGAAACGCCGCGACCGCCCGATTCAAACTTTTCGCTAACGAAGCCGGTCACGATGATTGGAGTAGGCATTTCGATTTCCTCAGATTTTTCTTCCGTAACCGGCGCAGGTTCGGGAGCAGGAACCGGGGTTGGTTCTGGTGCTTTCCGAAACAGAGACAGGATCAGGTCGATGATAGAACGCATGGTAGTGGCCTCTTGTGTCACTACCATTAAATTCTTCAAATCAGAGGAAATCGAACGTTTTTACTCGGTGGCTTTCAGGGCGTTGTACCCAGCGCTGATTTCTTTTCCAAAACTTTTCAACTGGACTCGGCCCAGTATGGCACCGGCTGGTGGCATCCACTGCAACAGCGGGCGAGCCATGCCGTTGTTGATTCGCTCAGCGTAACCGGCTGCGGTTTCAGCTTCCAAACCAAACGGAACAAACATCGAATAGATTACGACACGCGCAGGGTCATCGTTGACAAACAGATTTCCCGCAACGCAATGGCGGCGTTCGCCTTTGACTTTGCACACGCCAACTTGACCGGTCCACGCCACGTACTTCAAACCGTCGGCGGTGATTTCGTAAATGCCGAAAACGTGATTCAGCGCCACCAGTTCGGTTTGGAATTCGCGGTCGAAATCTTTGTTGACGACCGATTTCGAAAGACTGGCTTTGCGGCCGGAAATGGTCAACCAGCGAACGCGCTTACCGGTTGGTTCGCCCGTGAGAGTGCGACGGCTTTTATAGCGTTTACTCATTTTGGAACTCCAGCGTGGGTGATGTTGAGTGGAATGTTTACGTCTTTGCGTTCCAGTGGATTCAGGAAAGCAAGATTGGCCGCAATCGCACAGGCGTCTTTCATCTGTTGCATGCGGCGGACTTCGATGCTGTGGTTGAAAACACGGACGTAGCGCTGACCGGTCTGTTCGTCCATCCACGAACCGAAGGTGTCGTAACCGAATACGTTTTCGATCAGCGTGTTGGCATCACCGAAAATAATCAGGTCGAAACTTTCCATGTTGCAGTTGAAACAGGCGACCATGGTGCCGACCTGAATCAGAACGCCACCCGGACTAATTGTGTATTCGAAAGAAAGCGTGTCCGGATCGGCGGCAAGTTCTTCTGCCGTTGCTGTACGGGTGTAGACCAGCGTGGGGTGCCTGTTTAGCGAAACATTTGCGTTCACGCCGAATGGCAGAAAGCCCCGCGCTTTCAAATTGTGAACCATCGAATCCAGATGGTGGAAAACGTGATGCAACGCCACCTTATTACCGTCTGGCGCAAGTGCGTCGAGGTTGTTGGCAAGGCTCGGATTGTGGTCAGCGAAATTGAAAATCTCCGACAACAATGAAGCAAACACAGTAAGTTCTGGAACTGTGATATGCGTTCCGAAAAGTTCGCGCCCTTGCATTAATGGGCCACGGCCGGGATAGTTGGTAATGCAGTTGATGCGATTGCTGATTAGCGTATCACGGGTTGCTATGGCCAGATTTGCAAACCGGTACGGCAGATTCAGAGTGCGCCAGAAGTTTGGAAGGTGCTCGCTGTAAACGAGATTGAAGTGATCCGTCAGCAAACCCGGAATGACTTCTTTCGGATCGCGGTACACGTCTTCTTTAACGAATGGTGTAGCGTCGGCGTAAATGTAGTAGCACAGCGGTTTCAGCTTTTCCAAATCCAGTTCCTTGATCGGGCCGTCAAGGAGGATTGGTTTCGGCGTCAGCATTGTGAATGGGGCACGCTTGGTCAGTTGTGCATCAGGATTTATGAGAGTCATTTACGTGGTCCTTTATCGGCGCGGAATTCACGCGGATTATAAGTTACGGACTTCGAATCGAATTCTAGATCGACTTTGCCGCCTTTGATACCGCGCAGCGGGGTGCCTTGAATTCCCTGTTCGCCTTTAGCGTCGGATACAATACCTTTTGGCATCGTTTGCAAAGTTGCGCGCAACAAGGTCCATCTGTGAACCAACCTTTGCCAAAAAGTGGGCTTCACGATCTTCGGGACGAATCCACCGGTGCGCTTTATCGTCATAACCAACGGCCTCAAAGAATTCCAGCATGTTGTCGTGTTTGATCCAGTCCGGCTCATTCGGAATTGGCTGATTGTGTTTGAGAAGACAGTCGATCAAATGCTGCCGATCCCAATCCCAATCATCTTTATCTTTTACAGACGCACGAATCGGTGGCGGAATGTACACGCCTCCCGGTTTATGTGCGGCCAGTGTGCGCTTGTACAAATCAGTGTTGTTGCGTTTGCGGAAAGTTTCCCAGCGGGCGCCCCAGCGATAAAAGTTTGGTTCGCCGAAGGAAGGAATCGGAATCAGGTGTTCGTCAACGGGCACGTCGTCGTACCACATTGTTACAGTATAGAGTCGCATCGTGCCCGTCTCCGATTACTACTGGCGACCTTCTAAGTCGCGCCACGTTTGGTCGAGTTTGTCGAGGTGCTTATCCAGACGCTTCCGATTCTTGTCGGATTTGTCGTGATAGATTTCCCACGCTTCCGAACCTTTCATGATTCGAATATTTTTCTTTGGGTAGAAAACTGATTCGGCCATTACTCGTTATGATCCTCTTGCGAATTGGCGTAGGCTTCCAGCAAGTCCAGCGACAGCGGCGCCACGGCGTCAAACATTGCGCGACCGGCTTCGGTGTAGAAGGTCGCAGCCTTGAGGAACGAACGTTGCTGTTTTACGAAATCGACCGGGGTGATGTTGGTGCCGGTCTTCTTCATGATTTCGCAACGCAGGCTTTCCAGAATGTACAGCGTGTCAGCACTGGCAGACGCATACAGCAGGTCGGCGTCACGAATGATTTGCTGCACAATGTTTTTCGGTTCGTGTATGAACGGAAACTCTGTTACACGAATTGCTTCTTCGGCGATTGGAAACACTTTGTCGAAGTTAACCCACTCGACAACATTTTTCTGGCGCAGCATGGCCTTGTATTCGTGCAGGCCGGAAACAGCCGCTTCGATGTTGTGCGAATCTGGAACTTGTTGATTACCACCGGTGTGATGGAAATCGTGGAACAGGGCACCCAGTACCAGACCAGCAAATTGGGGATCGTTTAGGGTTTCGGTTGCCGCAATTTCAACAGCGTAATGAGCAACGCCAATGCAATGTTGTGTATTGTGATACAGGTTGCCCGCACCGACGTTGTAGGTTTTCAGGTAGTCGAGTGCTTCGGGGTGGCCGATGGCTTTGAGCAGGATACGCAAGCGCGCTTCTTTTTGCAGACGGGCAATGGCTAGGACTTGCGGGAAGTGGTGAATCTTTTTGGTATTGCCGTGCGCGTCAGTAACGGTGCCGCTGAAATTGCCAATCATCGGTCTCATTTGTCGTCACTCCCTTCGTAAAATTTCAAATCATCGAGGTTTGCGTTGATGCGGTACTTCGCCAGTTCCTCGTTGGTCATGCTGCGGACCTTTGCGAGAATCTTGGTGAGTTTGCGTTTACCTTTTCCGTCGCGCCCGGTTCCCCAGTATTCATCCCACGTCGCGTCTTCGGTCAACGTAGCTTCGCCGGTATCGCGCAGCAACCGAAGCAAGATTGGGTTTTGTGCAAACTTGTGCGCCACGGCATTCAGCATGATGCTGTCTTTCTTTTCGTTGAACGCAGGGTCGAGTGGCGCCCCGCCTTTCTCGGAACCGAAATACTTGGCCTTCGACCAGTCAAACGCGTTGATGATCTTGGCGCGGAAGGTTTTGTTTTTCGTCTTGTGCGCTTGGTAGTAGTGCTCAGCGCTTTTAAACAAAACTGGCTTGCCGCCAAACATGGCGATGAACGCAGCCGGGAACGGGTTCGACAGAAACGCGTACTTGATGGTCCGGCTAGTGAACGTGATTTCCTTTTGCTTTTTCTTCATCGGAGGAAGTCCTAAACCCATACGCACCTCAAACAGAAACGGGCAGCACTAGGCCACCCGTTCGCGATTGTTACTGTTCGATGCGCTGGTACGCTTCGATGGTTTTCGCGTAACGTTCGGTCAGCGCGGTCATGATTTTTGCGTTGTCGATTTCACCGCCAGCCAGCAGCATACCTTCCAGAATGTCGGCCAGATGTTCGGTGTCTTCGCGGTCGTCGGCCCACACTTTCACGTAGGTCGCCGGGTTTTCGAGGAACTGGGTTTTGTTGTAGGCGAGGCCGTGTTCTTTCGCGCCGTTCGCGGTACGGAAACGATTCAGAACCGACTTCGACAGGTATTCGGTCAGCAGGTTTTGAACGGTAAAATCCGGATCGACGATGAACAGAGCGGAGAAAAGATTTTCCCACGCGCCGCACAGATCGAAAGTGCTGTAGGTCACTTGGGTTGCGATGTGGCGACCATACAGGTTGGAAACCAGACGCTCCAGATGTTGCACTGCGTGTTCCGAAGTTTCTTTTTCGGTTTCTGCGAACAGGTCGTTGTACTTGCTGCCGTAGGCGTGTTCGGCGTTTACCCAACCTTCGCGCATTGCGTCGAGAGGCGTGTAAACTTTTTGAACAGCCGACATTTGACCAGCCCAGTAGTACGGCTTGGAACTACGCTGCACAACGTGGGTGAACGAAAGCAGGAAGTGCGCGGCGTCGATCAGTTCCATGCGGAATTGCGGACGGTTGAAATCGACTTTCGCCCACCACTTGTACGGAGTGAACGCGATTGCTTCCGCGACTTCCAGTTTGATTGCGCGGCGATACGCGAAACCGTGGTCGTTTTCCAGAGTTGCGTTGCGCCATTGCACGCCGCCCATCAGGTCGTTCAGGTCAGCCTGCACGCCGAGAATGGTATTGAAAACGGCAGTGTGTTCTGGCATTTCGTGGCCGAGGTAGCGAGCCGGGAATCGAGACATTTCAGTTTTCCAGTTTGGGTGATTGGTGATGAATCTAGTTTACAGTTTTTCGCCACGCAGTTTGGCCGCGATGCTTGGGCGGATACGCGGTTTGCGGGTCAGGAATTGGGGAGCTTGGCGCGCTTCGATTCGAGCCTGTTGCTGTTCGGGGTTGCCCGGCGACATTACCATATCGCGCATTACAGTAGAGGCACCTTCACTGGTTTTCACTTGTTTAACTTCGGTCATTGTTTTGGCTCCAGAAATGAAAAACCGTACTCACCCTTTACAGTTTAGGTGAGCACGGCTCTTGGTCACGGCTGTTCGACGAATTCGGAAATGTCGGCCAACACTTCGACGGAAACGACGGCAGTGCTGCCTTTCCATTTCGGAGTGGCTTTCAGTTCCAGAACATAGGAACCGAGTGGCGCACCGGCAGCGTTGTATTTGACGTTTTGCAGATACGGCTTGATGAAACCAAAGTCGTAACGCTGAATTGTTTGGACAGCGTAACCGCCTTCGCTCATGGTGCCATCGGTAATGACGGTATGGCCGGAAGCCGCATTGCTCCAGACGTAAGCTTTACGCAATTCGTCAAAGATCAATTTCCATTTCACTGGATTGGCTTCGCCACCGGAAGGGTCGGTATCCAGAATCAGTTCCACGTCATACATATCGCAGACGTTTGGAACATCCGGATTCAGCGAGCCGACAGTGACTGCGAAAGTCCACAGTTCGTCAGGCTTGAGCGCAATGTCGTAACTGCCGCCCGCTTCGTAATTGGTTTGGTCGCCACGTTTGCGCACGGCGAGGCCAAGTTCAATCAGCGAGTTTTTCGAAATGGTGAAATCGTCAGCCGGATTGCCAATACCAGCCAGCATGTATTTCTTGCCGTTGATGGTTTTGGTAAAACCGGTTTCAGCAACAGCCGGGGCGCTGCCTGCCGCGTAGGTCAGACCGGCAACGAAATCAGGGTCGCCCGGATGACGACAAACCAAAACGCCGCCAAGGTAAAACGAAATGTAATCGCCTTGGCGGTCGGTGATGATGTTGTCGATAATCAGCGTCGAGGAATCACCGTAGTATTTCGAAACCGTGGTGGTGAAGGCGCCGGAGTCTTGCACTTCTTTCATTTCGGCCGGAGTCAAAACGATTCGACGTACTTCGTTGGGATGCTCGCCAGCTTCGGCAATCTTGGCAACGAGTTGATCGACTACGCCACCATAAGTTTGAACTTCCATTGGAAATCCTCAATTCAGAAAATTTGGAACCCCGTAATGCGCTTGCAAACCGAGGATGATGTTTTCCTTTGGTGCGATCTTGATTGGCATTGCCGTTTCGGAAAGCTTCACGGTAATGGTACAGTCGAGTTCGTTCCATTCGGTGATTGGTTCTTCCTTTCCGAAAACGCCCGAGCGGTTTACAATCGCGCAGGCAAACGCTTCGGCCATGCCAGCGGAAAGGTGGATAAACGTTGGAATCAGTTTGGCGATACGGTCGAGGCCGCGTTCGTTCTTTGTGAGTTCCAGCAGGTAGTTGGATTGTTCACCAACACTGAGCGAACGCAAAACCACGTTGTGATAAGGTTCGCACATAATGCCAGCTTGGAAAAAGTCGATCAACGAATTCGAACCCGGATACGGCACGTCGTAATAGACGGCGCCCAGTTTCGCTTCGATGATTTTCGCACTGCACAAATCGCAAGGCTGCGCAGTCGCATACATTTCGGCACCAACAATGTCGATGCCCATACGTTTTGCAAAGTCGATTGCATTGGCTTCGGCGTGGTCGCATTCACACATATGCAAGCCGCCACCACTGGGCACACCATAAATCAGACGTTCGCATTTGTCCGGATGTGGTACTTTTGGTTTCACACCGTTGAAGCCCGCCGAAATCTGACGATTGCCGCGAGAGATTACGCAACCGACTTTACGACCCGAAGCGCAGGTCACTTGGTTGGCGTACATATACGCAATGTCGATGAAAAACTTTGCCCAGTGTTGACGCATTTTATTCTCCAACGGGGCGTATTGGTTTGCGCCCCATACAGTTAGCGGATTTTGGTTGTGGCGATATGGATTCCGTCTTCCCACGTTAACCGTGAATGGAACAGAATCACGTCGTTTGGCATGCCGTAGAGATTGATGCAGACCATACCTTCAACCTGTTCAATCTCCACGTCGAGAAGCAAATCTTTGCGGGCAATCTCCAAAGCGGATTGAAGCGCCCCGTCTTTAGTCTGCCACATATCGACATAGATTTCTTTTTTGATTTTACCGGGATCGGGTTCTTGTATGTGATTGACCCGATTGTCGCCCAGTATTTCCCATGAGTGCATGTTGGTTTCCTTTACTATCTGAGGAAGGTTTACAGTTTACCCACCAAAGTAGCGCGTTGCGTTGCTGGAATACGAATTCGACAAACCAGCAGTTGTATCCGTTTCGGTTGCGAGTGACGGGAACACCGGCGCCTCCCACTGTCCGGCTTTGTTGGTAACGTCTTTGCCCATTGAGTAAAGGCGCGCCCATGTGGTGGCTTGCTTTGTTGTCTCGACGTTTTGATAACCGCCGTAGTCGTAAACTTTTTCTACCGAGTTTAGCAATGGCGTTGCGCCCTTGCCGCCAAACGAGAAGATTGTTTCGCGACCTGCGTAGATCAGTGCTTTGTTGGTTCGGGCGTCGTCGGAAAGATATTCGTTTTGTCCGTACTGCGACATTACCTTGGCCGAGATTACCGAAAGTTCTTGCAGACTCGAAGCGGCATCGGTTGGCGTTACGTTGCCAAACGTTTTGATGTAAGAATCTGCACCTTGGGTCAGCAGCAACTGTTGTGGGTTTGTGGAATTTGCAAACGCGTTTACGGCGCGTGCGGTTTTGTGCGGGTTGATTGTGATGTTGTCCGGCCCGATTCCGAAACCGGTCGTATCCATCAGGAAATTTGTCGTTACTTTACCAGCCGCCGTATCCACAAACGGCAACGTGAACGGAAGGTCAAGTTGGCCCGCTCCCATGCCGCCTGTTGCAAGGTCCGCCGCCCATATTCCACCACCGAGAACTTCACCGACGATAGCGCCTTTGTTGAGGCGTCCACCAGTGGCAGCACTGACGATATTATTAACCCGGAAACCAGTAACATCGCCAAAAGCGCCACTAACGCGGCCAATAGCAGCCGCTTTAAAACTTGTAGAATTGCTTCGCGCATAATCAATGTCCGATGCAATACGGTTTATGTTGAAACCATCGGTCAAATTCGAAAGCATATCGCCGCCGAATGCTGTGACGCGCTGGAAGTATGAGGTGTCGGCCGGAATAACGTTTGCAGCTTTGATACTTGCGCCCAGTGGCCCACCGATGTTGTCGAGTGCTGCCGTACTGGAACGCACGCCATCCATAGCACTTCGCATTTGTGCATTCGGTGCCAAGTTTGTTGCAATGCTCGGAACTGCCGGGAACGCGCTGTTGAACGCATCCAGCGATTTCATGCTGTCCATTGCAGCCGTTGTCGCCGGAACTGGAATGCCGCCACCTTCACCCGCAACCAATTGCGAAGAAAGGTTGGTGGCCGTGTTTGCATTTGTTTGCGTTGCGGCTGCCGCGATTGGTCCGGAACTGGAAGCGCTGGCGTTTTGCGCAACCGGAGCCTGTCCAGAATCTTGACCTTTCTTTGCAGGCGTCGAAAGGAATGGTCGATACAGATAATGCGCTTCGGCAAACCGCAAACCGTTTTTAATCAGAATGGATTTACCGCCCAGCACATACTGGCTCGACACGTCGGCGCTGACAGTTGGCGTACCGTTCTGCTTATCGTTTTTCAGCAGGTAGGCAACCGGGTCAAACGATTTCGAATCGGTGCATTGGTCATTCAGCAAAACAAGGCGTTCGCTAAACAACGACAGGAAGCGCAGGTTTTGGTAATACGCGTTTTCGTAAAACTGGTGAACCGCGTCGTCCGCAGTTGGCGCTGTGCCCGGATCGAAACCAGAATAGGAAACGCGAGAACCGCGCTCTTTGAGTTTCTGCAACACGTCGTCATTCAATGGCAAACCGGTGCCGAGAAGCGGCGCGGTCAATGTCAGAATTTCTTCGTCAATGCCATTGCCTTCGTGTTGGTAATGCTTTTGCCCGTAGTTGACGTGGTGTGCGCCCATGCCCGAAACAGAAGCGTCCCGAGATTCGCGAACAGAAACCACAACGCCTTCGGTGCCTGCGCCCGTGGTGTCATGCACGAAAGTGAATTTCGGTTTATCGGACAGCACGTCAAACAGGTTTTTGTAGCGCAGGGTTTTGTCCATGGTCACGATACGCGCCATGCACGATTGTTCGGAAGTGTAACCACGCATGGCTACGTCTTCGGTAAACGACAAACGAGTTGTGTTTAAATTCAACCACGTCATCAGGTCGTCGGTGTTTTGTGCTGGACCGTCATAGGTCAAACCGCAAAGGCTGGCAATCTGCGCCATCAGGTCGCTGGAACTGACACGGAACGCTTCGCAAAAAGCGCCCGCGCCGAATTCCGGAACGTCAAGCAAACCAACAATTTCCAAACGCGGTCCGGAAGTGGAACGCGAACGGCGCCACCCGAAAACACGAAACGGACATTCCTTGATATTCTTGGTGTCGCGGCCCATGCGAATCACAATGCGCGAGCCGTCGGCAATCGCGAGTTCTTTGGACAGCGACTCTTTTTCGTCGTTGAGGATCAGTTGCAGAACGGGCAGACCCATTCCGAAACCTTCCATAATCAAAATGCTACTCAGCATGTTCATCGACGGAGGAACCGAAGAACCTTCAATGTCGATTGAGCAATACGCCAAGCCCTCAATATTCAGAGTCGCTTGCATTTAGATACTCACTGTTTTGTTGGAATTGGTCGGCTTCATTGCGGCAGTTAGACGCGTGACCATTTCGTTCATATCAGGGATTTTGATTTGCATACCGGTTTTGACTTCAAACATATCGTCGAGTCCGTTGTAGACTTGGATATGCCACCAGAATTTTTCGTTCCGGTACACGTTGTAGGCGAGCAACGGCGTGTTGTGCTGTTCACTCGACTTCACGGTGTAGAATTCAAAACCTCTCGTTTCCATGATTGCGTCAATGGCTTTGTCCCGCAAAGGATCAATGCCCAGTTCGTCAATCACCAAAAACGTGGAATGGTCGCCGAGGTCAGCCATGTTATCCACCAATCAGTTTTGCGAGATTGAGAACGCCCCAGCCTGTGCCAGACTTCGCACCGGTGCCCGCAGTGATACTGCTTTGGAAAGCTTTAATCAAATCTTCCTGCGTCGTGGTGAAGAACGTTTCAATACTCACGTTTACCGAAACACCCATTGGCGTTCCGTTTTGATCCAGCACTGTGTCAAACGTCGGAGTTACGTCGGTGATGATGCACGGACTCAACGTCATGAATCTTCCGAGGTTTACAGTAATCAGATCGCCGCCCATTTGCAAAGGGTTGCCTTGTTGCGAAAAGTTGCCTTCCATAATCGCATCAAGGTTTGCCACGGTCGGACCGGGCGCACGAAGCGTCCCGCCCAAACCGTCTTCGCTTGGAGCCGCGAGTGACATTAATTGAATCAGCTTATCCATCACGTCCATTTTTGCATCGGTGTACGCATGCAAAAGGAAGGGCAACGAAATTTGCAAATACGAACCGCCCGACCAAACGGCACCAGACAAAAACTTCATCTTGGTTGTTTGGCCGGTGATTGCAGTTGCACCAGCTTTCACCAAACTGTTTGCTGCGATGCCGCCACCTTGGTTCAGGTTGGAAAGCGGCTGATCGAGCGGACGGTCAAAGTGGCTGGTCAAACCAAACGAAAAACTTTCAGGCAACGGGGTACTGATATTCAGATAATCCGCGTTGTCCCGTTTTACGTTTAGCGTTGCCATGTAAATATCGGACGTGTACGGTTTGGCCGCTGGGGTTGCTGCGTTTGGAGTTGCAGTAGCCATTACAGAAGTCCCGAGTTTACAAACACCAATCCGAAATCGCTAATCAGCGCGGGGATTTCATCGAGCGTCGGTTTATCCGAACCCGAACCACCTCCGCCACCTTTTGCTGCGCCGCCTCCACCGCCTGCCGATGGTGCAGGTGCAGCCGGAGCCGGTGCTGGCGCTTGTGTCGCCATGCGAATATTCGAAATGTTGTCTATTGGTTGAGGTGCTGCCGATTCGCGTGCTGGCATTGCTGCAACCGGAGTAGGCGCAGCGCTGACCACTGGTGCGGCCATTTGCGGACGTTGCGAAATTGCAGGTTCCGATTTGTAGAATTGCGGACTCGCAGGCGAGAACGGATTCAGTTTTTCAAACAGAGAAGCGCCAACTGGTTTTGCTTCAACCGATTGCATTCCAGCAGGTGCAGCGCCCGGCATTCCCGGTTTTGTGGGATCACCTTTTCCGTCTTTGACGCCACCAGCCCCGGCCATTTTTGCAGCGGAATCAGCAAGCGATTGTGCAGCGGTTGCTAACCGGTCAACGTTTGAGGAAAGCCCATCGGAGCCAGCGCTTACCGGAGTTGCAGAAACGTTTGTTGCAATGGACGGAGTGTTTGGAACGACTGCCGGTTGCTGGAAAGGTTTGATTTCCGAATAGGTTGGAGCCGTAACCGATGGCGGCGCAGCTTCCTGTTTCGGCATATCAAAAGTTTTGGTCGGTGCTTGCGCAGGCGCCTGTACTGGTGCCGGAGTTTCGCTTTTCGGTGCAGCCGCTTGATACGTTGCAGCTTTACCAATTTGCGTTTCCGGATTGCTTGGCGTCAACACTTCTGCCGGTTTATCTTTTGCAGCAAGATCGCGTGCAGCTTTGTGGAACGACGGCGCGTTTGGAGCGACTGGAACTGTCATCGCTTTCCAAGTTGCCATTTCATCCGGGGTTGGATTCCAGCCCGGAGTCGAAGATGCGGCAACCGAAGGGGCGAGCGTTTCCGCAACAGATTTACCATCCATTTTTTGCGCTGGCGGAATTACCGGCGTAGCGTCCGCAGGTTTTGCAGGTGCGGCCAATGCAGCGGTTTGGATTTCAGTTGGCGCTTTTGGTGGCACCGTCATCAAATCTTTTACCGAAGGCAATGCAACCGGCGCCGTTGGCAAAGTCGAATGTTCGCCTTGCAGCAACGGAGAATTGACATACATTTTCGATGCGGCTTTTGCTTCACGTTCTTCGGGAGTTCCCATAACGTAATTGACGCCAGCCTTCACACCTTCTTCGCCAACTATTGCGCCACCAATGGAACCAATGACGCCGCCGACCGCAGTACCCGCAACAGGAACAACGGAACCCATTGTTGCACCGATTGCACCGCCAGCAACAGCGCCAGCCATGGAACCACCAATGCCTGCGAGTTCAGTTTCCTTTTTCGCACTCGACATTTTGTCATCGTTGATAACTTCCGCAGCGCGGTAGCCGTCCATTGCAACACTAACGCCGGGACCGAGCATCTTGCCACCGACTTTTGCTGCGCCTTTCAGCGTAGCTTTTTCACCGGAAGAAATCATGGCTTTGGTTGCGGTTGCGGCTTTGGTGCCATCGGCCCCAGCTTTTGCAATACCAGCCCCGGCCAATGCCATACCAGCCCCATCGACCGCAGTAACGCCGCCAGTGGATTGTTGCACGGTTACAAATTGTTCGCCGTCTTCACTGGTGCCCAACGCTTCATCCGCTTTTACGTCTTGCGGTTGCATTGGCATAATGCCGACACTTTGTTGCTGCGCTTTGGCAACAGAATCCGCTGGAAGCGATTTCGGATCAGTTTTGCCTTGGACAACTTCGGCCGCAGTGTTTCCGTCTACGCCTTTTTTGTCTTCGCCTTTCATTACACCTTGCGGATTCTTGCGTTCATCATCAAGAATCTGGCGCAGCATGGCTTTTTCTCTTTCCGCCCGCGCAGCCACACCCGCTTGTTGTTTTGCACTCGACGACTTGAAGTGCGTCCCAACGTTGTCGCGTTTGTAGTTTTGCACTGCGTCAATAATGTCTTCGTCGCTCATGCTATTGGCATCACGGCCAGCAAGTGCTTTCGCCATTACCGAGGAACCGCCGCCGTATTGCGTGGAAGTGGAATAAACCATTTCCTGAACCGCACGGCTGCGACCGGAAACATCAAGGCCGGTGTCTTTTGCCAGCTTGCGTGCTGCCGGATCATAGTGCGTGGCTTTGATAAAGTTGGATTGCGCTTTATCGAAACCTTCACCGTCGCGTGCAACAATCTCTTTGTACTTCTGGTTGAACGCTGCGCTACCCGGTTGCAGACCTGCGAATTCCTGAGCGTATGCAGAACCGGATTCAGAACGCAAAAACGCATTCATGGTTCCGGATTTGGAACTCAACTGGTGAGCACCATACGAAACGCCGCCGTGGTCGCCTTTACCGGTACTGATTGTGCCGACGCCACCTTTGCCCGATTCAAAGTGCGCACTTACCGCACCGAGGCCGCCGAGCGATTCTAAACCTTTGTAACCAACAGCAGCCGCACCCGCAGCCATTGCACCTTTTGCAAGTTTACCGCGCCAGCCACCGCCGCCACCGCCGCCGCTGAAAATGCCTTTTGCGCCTTGCATAACCCGCGAACCCAAACCGCCTTCCGCAGCTTCGGCACCGAGGCCAAGCAAAGAACCGCCCGCGTTTTTCATTGCTCCCCAAGCGCGGCCAAACTTCCCTTTGATGCCGCCACCGGTTTTCTGAATCTTTGGTTTTTTCTTCCCTTTGCCTTTTCCGTCACCACCGCCCATCATATCCATGATGCTTCCGGCCAGATCAGCAAAGCTATTTGTCTGTCCGTTTTGGTCAGGTTGCATACCGGAGAAATCAGGCTGCAACATAGGCTGTGGAGTGTTTTGGTATTTCGGACTGAGTTTCGTATGCTCGCGATAAAGCAAAGCGTACAGCTTGTCCATTGTGATGTTGAGGTCGTCCAGCTTGCCGGACTGCGCCTTCATCAAACCAGTTTGTTCATTCAGCGTTTGGGATTGCTGCGTGATTGCTTTGGTTTGGATTTCAACATCGTCCGACTGCGCCTGATTGTAGACGTTTTCGGTTTTGTTGTTTACCGTGGTGCTGGACGCCTTGGCCTTGGCGTTGGAACTCGAAGACGTTTTCGGACCACCGCGACCTTTTTTGCCGTCGCCGAAGTGATCCTTAACGTCAATCTTTTCATTGCGGCTTTGTGGAATGTCTTGCATGAGGTCATGCTTCGACTGGTAGCGGCCCGCCACCTTTTCCATTTCAATGAGTTCGGCCATTGCTTACCCCAGTGCCTTGACCCCTTTTTCACGCAACTCTTTTTCTTTCATCGCTTTCGCCATGGTCGAGTGGTGATAGAGGAAAATTTTGGCTGGCATGTTCATATCCGGCTGCATCCCGAAAGTCGAGAGCAGGTTGTAACTGATATTGAAAATGTCAGTCTCGCTGTTATCGGCAAAGAACTGCAACAGGCGCGGACTGCTTTCGTGCATGAACGTGTGGTCACACATTTTGCAGTTGAGGCGCATGCGTTCCGAAATGCCGTGGTGATACTTGTTGCGGATTTCGAAAATGCGTTCGTACAGTTCGTTGTCCGGCTGGTTCAACAAGGTCGTGAGCTTCGCCTTGAAGGTTTTGCCTGCTTTGATCCACCGGGCACATTCGGCCATGTGGAGCATCCATTTGTTTTCCTCAACGTAATCGTTGAAATCCGAAAGCGTTGCCACTCGCGGGAAATCAAGATCGTCATGCGGAATGGATTGCTGCGCGGCTTCCAACGTGTGAACCAAAGGCAGCACGTTGGTAATGATTTCTACGTTGCTGTGGTTGCACAATTCACGTTTGTATCCTTTGAGTTCCGCTTCTTTCGCGGTCATCTTCGGATCGCCAAGATGGTTGTCTTCTTTGTGCGCCCAAACGTTTTGCTGACAGCGCCACGAAACTTGCAATGGCACTTTCGGGAATGAGTGCTTGCGCAGCCACGCCATCAGATATTCAAAATCTCCGTCGGTCAAAACGGAAACGTCCACACTGGTCGCCAATTGCACGGCGCGGATAATGTGGAAATACGGACGGTCGTTGCTGTGCATAGCATGGTGCAGCAATTGCAATTCAGCAACCGTGAAATGCCGCACCATCATGTGGTCGAAATCATAAGGGGCGTATTCCGTTGGAAGGCCCCCTATGTCCTGAAACCGACTATCCAGATAATATTGGTCGTTCATACGAAGAAGGACGCAGGTTCAATGGAAGTGGTGAAGTAATGTTTGCTTCCGCAAACGGCGCAGTCACGCGAAACTTGACGACCGATACCATGGGCAATCGACGCGTTCGCTTCCGCTGCCGCTTCCATCAGCGACATATCTTCTTGTGCAAACAGGATTTCGATTTTGTCTTTCAGCGTTTTGCCTTCCGCAACCCAACGGGCCGGGCCGACAATGCGGTGATAGAGCGGATCGTTTACCAGTTCGTCATACTCGACCATGTTGCGCACGCGTGGAAAATCGAGGCGCGGGTCGAGCGTAACTTCTGGCAGGAAAACGGTTGTGAAATCGGAAAACTGCAACTGTTCAATGTTGTTGGCGCCGCAATATTGCAGGTCGAGCAACAGGTCAGCCGGGTTTTCCAATTGTTCTTGTGCTGGTGTACCTTCCGCAGCGTTCCACATTTCGGTCATGTAGACAATGCGTTGCGCTTTGTAAATCTCGCCGGTTCCTTGGCGAATGAATTTCGTTCCCTCACATTCCCACGGTGCGACCACTGGGCGTTTCAACGAATTGAAACGCTGCCAGCCCAGCAGGAAATAATAGTCGCCCGGTGTCATCAGGTTTACGTCGAAGTCACACACTTCCTGCATTGCGTCAATCGCAGGCGCCATGCTTTCCAGAAAGATTGCCTTGCTGAGAAGTGCCAATTGTTTTGGGCGGAACGGATTCACATGAACCTGTTTCACCTGATATGGCACGGTGCGCGAAGGAAGTGTATTGCTATCAAAGATCATCGAGATACTCCATTCCATCAGTTGAGAAGTTTTGCTGAATAGTGAGTCGTTCGTTTGCGGAACCAAGTTCCCAGTTGCCCGACGTGGTAGGCCAGCAATTCTTCATTTTGACACGCATCACAGGCTGACCTTGAGTATTCAACAACTCAAAAATCAAATCCCGCTTGTAGTTGCCCGGCAGATAGTAAAAACCTTCGACCGGATGCCGAATCTTTTCTTGCCACTGTTTCAGCCAACGTTTGGAACTGGCTTTCGAATCCTCGTAAAACGTAATGTCAAACGCGGAGACTTCGAGGAAGCCCGGATAGTTGGTATAGCGGCCACCTTCGAAAACGGGTTTCACGTTTAGCGAAGGGAACGGCAACGAAACAGTTTCGACGTAAGTTGTATCGTGGTCGAACGGCAAGGACACGCAATGCCATTTGAATGCGAGCAGCGGACTGCCGCTTTCAGACGACGTGCGTTCTGCAAAATCCTTGAGAGTCAAGATTGCCATTTCAAACCTCGGAAACTAAAAAAGCCCACGGCCCGTAGGCAATGGGCTTTTCGCCGATTTAGGCGCGCTCGTAGTAGTCGTAAGCGAATTCTACGTCCACCTGAATCACGCTGCCGCCTGCACCATCGAACGAGTAATCCGGAACTTGCGTCGGCCACACGTTGTAGATGTTGTAGGTCAACGAAACCGCACCGGTCTGGTCGAAAATGTTGAGAACGGCGGTAGTCGCGTAATCCCGTTTGAAGGAACCCGACTGGGTGTCGGTGCCGCGAATCATTTCGGCCCAAGCTTCCAGACCTTGAGTGATTCGGCCTTCGTAAGATTCCACGAAACCAACCGACATACTGCCCGAGAAAACTTTGCGAGCAGCGTGTTTTACTTTGTGACCAAACAGTTCGATTTCAACTTCTTGAATCGACATGCCCGGCTTCACACCCGAACGGCATTGCAGGCGCATCTGGCGACCGTCAGCGCCGCCGCCCGGAACTTTGGTGAAAGTGAGTTCGAAGTTGTCGTTCAACATCGGATCGTTGATGCCGAGAACTTCTGTCAGCGTTACCTTCGACATAATGTCTACCTTTTAAGCAGTGGCCGCTACAACTTCAACGGCGGTGGAAATTTGCCCGGTCTTCGCAACGGAAGTGGTAAACAGAATTCGTTTACCGTAACGAGTTGGCTGGATGTAGTACACCAGCGCCACGTCACCGTTAGCAATTTGTTCTGGCGGGTTGGTTTCCTCGTCGCATTTCACTTTGTAGGCATACAGACCGCGACCCGCTTTGATCGGACCGAGAATGTCTTCCACGATTTGCTTGAGGGTTTGCCAGAGGAACGGATCGTTTGGCTCAAACAGCCCGACCATCGTTTCGTATTTCGCGCGTTTCTCAACCAAGTTGATAAGACGGCGAACCGGAACGTCGGAAAGTGCGGAACTGAAAGCTTGAAGCGTTTGTGCGCCCCACACGCAGAAACCGTAACCGGCCAATACGTGAACGAAGTTGACTTGGTTTTGGTCCATCATGTTTCGGTCGCCCAGTTTGTAACGCTGGGTAACTTCGCTCACTTCGGAATCCAACGCACCGCGAGTAACGCCCGCTGGCGCAAACCATTCGGCAGTTTGCGAATCGCTGTAAGCAAACACACCAGCCACCACGCCAGAAGGCGGGCAGTTGACGGACTGGCCGTCATCGGTCATGACTACAACGTCCGGCGTGTACAAACCACCAAACGAAGTATTTGCATTCAGCACGTTGCGACGGAAGTTGGAAGCGGCTTGCGACGTTTGCTGATCGGAAGGCACGTCGAGAATTGCAAAACAATCCCGGCGAGCGATTGCGATTTCCAGCATGCGTTGCTGAATGCTGATATCGGTGTAACCCGCGTTAATCAGCAAAGTCACTTCGACTTCTTCAACTTCTTCGAAAGTGTCCCAACCTTCGATAATGTCGGAAACCGTTACCGGATCGCCGTCGTTACCGAATGCCAGATCGCCGCTGATTACGGCGTTGATCGCTTGGAAGGCGCCTTCGGTTTCTACAAACTTCGGAGCGTCTTCGTTTACGATTGCACGCAGGCGCGATTTCTTGGCAACGAGTTGGTCAACAATGTTCAATTGGCGACCGTAACCATCCACCTTGTCGCGCAGTGTGGCACGATAAACTTCATCGGCAACAGTCAGCGAGTTTTCGTAAACTTCCAGAACAAACATTTCGTTTTCCATATCGTTCACGTCTGGATACATGACGACACGGATTTTGTTGTTCCACTCGCCGGGGTCGGCGGCGTAGAGGAAAAGAACTTCCTCGGGAACTTGAGTGCGTTGAGTCGGGTCAGCATAACCCTGATCGGCGGCTTTGATTTGCGCATAGCCATCAACCAGACGAACACTGATCGAACCGTATTCAGCATTCACCGCAACGCGAGTGAAGTAAAGCTGGTTCGAGTATTTCAGGAATTGCTCAGCGCAGAAGTGAGCGAACGTGAGAGACGCATCGCGACGACCGAATTTCGCACGAAAATCGTTTACGTCAACGGTCAGCGTTGGAACGCCGACTACACCGCGTTTGGACGGACCAACAATCGCGCCAATGCTGGGCGCTGTTTGCCGTGCGGTTTGCGAATTGTCTTGTTCACCCCCGTAAACACCGGCGCTTGTGCTGCTACCGTTGTACAATGGCATGTTGTTTCTCCAATAAAAATCCCGAAAGACGATTGGGATTACTTTTAAATTATCCGTTACGCCTTAATGAGAGTGCAGCGCACGTCATTTTCGTCGAGTGAATAAAGCTTCAACGAACCAGCAAACGAACCATTCAGGATAAACAGCCCGTTAACCACCAATTGCACCGGTTTCGAAATTCCGGTATCAACAGGTTCGGGAGTTTCTTCTGGAACAGGGTCAACGTGTTCGACGTGGCTGGCGATAACGGTTTGTGCAGTCAGCACTTCGGTCCCGCTTTCGTCATAATCCGAATACGTTATTTCCAGAGTGTCACCGGGCAACCCGAATTCAGGCCCCAGTTCTACAGCACTCCGGAAGACGCTCATTCCCGGCCAGACTTCCGCAAGCAGAACTGGTTTGGAAATGTTTGTACGAGTGTTGGTGACATACACTTCAACTTCGGTCGTGAAAAGGTCAAAGTCAGAAACTTCGATTTCCAGATTGCCGTAGATTTTGGTAGTCGCCGCCACTTTGATTTCGCCCAACACAGTTCCGGGGTCTTTCACCGTTGCTGTGCTGGTCACTGTTTGGAAAAGGCCGGTTGCGTCATGGCCGTTTGCATAAGTGATTGTCAGGGAATCGTTGCTCGAAACTCCCAATTCATCGCCAGTGTCCATCGTGCCCAGCAAGATACTACCGACAAGAATGGTTGGATCATTTACGTCTGGCTCAAGCGCGCCGTCCATTGCGGTTCCGGACGCGTTGTTTAAAACGGTGAAACTTTGAAACGGTGCATCGCTGCCGTCGTAAATGGCAACGCGCAAACGCTCACCAGAAATGACGTAACGCTGAATCATCATTTCGGTGGCTTTCACCGGGCTGACAACTGCCACGTCTTGGGTCAGGTCTTGCGACAGGCCGGATTCATTGTGCGGATCGGTAAACGTGAAACGCAGAATGTCGTTGTGTTTGCAGTACATGGTGCCGTCGAAGTTTACACCGGCAGTCGCGCTATTCAGGGACTGGATGAAACCGCGATATTCGTTTTTGCGAACGCAATGCAGCGTGATGTATTCTGTCTCGCCGCTATTGACGTTGAAGCATTCCACTTGCACGGACGCGCCGAAAAGATCGGGATCGAAAACCGCGACGTTGATAAACTGGCCCGCGAGTACCGGTTCGATTTCCATTTTTGCAGTGGTGAACTGGCTCGGTTCTACACGTTCGGGCACTGGTGGAATTTCACCAAACGCCACCAGTTCAAGGCCGATAGGAGACGGCGTGAAAATGGAAAGGTATTGGCGAACGTCGCGCAGCGTGTACGGTTTGTCAGGTCCGATTACGATATCGGTTTGTGTCAAAGCTGCATCCAAAACTTCGGTTGCAACATCCTGCATGCCAGTGCTGCGGCGGCGAACGGCGTCCACCGTGGTTTGGCGAACTTGCGTGACAATCGTTTTTGCGGTCGGCTTGTATTGATCGCTTCTACGCATCTTCTAATCCTTCGTCATCGAAAATGACGTTGCCGCCGATTTGGATTTTGCCGCTGTTGATTTCTTGCATTGCGTTTGGACCCGTTGCAAGTCCGACACGTCGATCCACGCGGCCTTCGTTGTTGATCTTTGGAACTTCTTTCATCACGCCCGACCACAGCCGCACGGAAATGGAACAAACCATATCGAATGCTTCTGGATCAGCTTCGTTGTCTTTGTCAGTGCGCGGGAATGCAATCGACGGCGAGTCGCCTTTCACGACAACCTTCCACGCAAAGTTATCATCCTCAACATCGAAGTTGAGTGTGCCGGTATTGAGCAGCGTCAGACTTTTCAAACCGAATTTCACGGCGTCGAAAATGTCGTTGGTGACGAAGTGCAATTCCAGCGAAACAACCATCGGGAATCCGTAGAACTTCACGACGGTAGAATTGGTCCCGTTGTCCGCATAACCTTGGCCGTGTCGGCGTGCAGTACGTGGAGCTTGTTCGTCCACAATCATTTCGAAGTTGTTTATCGAAATGTATGCGTAGGGGTAATGATCGCCACTATTGTCGTCAACAGAAACTTGCTGGCGCAAAACAGCTTTCACGTTGTTGGATTGAATGATTGGAAGCGGAATCTTTTGGAAACCGAAAAACCGTTTGATAGCCGCGTGTGCTCCGAGCAGCCCGGTAAAGAACGGCGTGTTCTTGTCGATCTTTTTCCCGAGCAGATCAAACTTATCAAAATTTGGCATGTTGTGATCCGTCCAGAAACGACAAAAGGCCGCAACGAGTAAACCCCGCGACGGCCTTTTTTCGTGTTACAGTTGGATTGTGACGCGACCAGATTTGGCCGTAGCTTCCGGGGCGCTATTGCTAGCGACGGAAACCAATTCATCATCGTCATGTGATCCCGAATCGTCGGCATAGGCCAATGCCTCGGCAGACGGATTGAACTCAAGGAAATCACCGTCATCCATTCGCGTATTGTGCGCGTAAACGCTCGCAGCGATGGCAACAGCTTTTTCCAAAGAGACATTCGGCCCAGCGCCGTGAAGCGAAGGGGCGATTGTGTTTTCACCTTTCGGAGCACCGCCGACAAGTTGGCTGCCCATTGGGCGGCGCACAAGTTCGGAAACGTAACTTTCGAAACCTTCCAGCGTGGTCGCTTGCGCAATCACGTTATTGGCGAGTTCCAATTGTCCGTTACGATGATGAAATGCCGCAATTGCCAACATGGTTTGAATGTCGCTCATGTTCGCACTCCTTTTAACTGCGCAGCGGGGGCGCTCCCGCTACGCAATCTTTTCAGAGCCGAATTAAGCTACACGCTTACCTTTGGCGACCGAACGGCTGTTGGCCAGAACGAACGAGAAAGGCTCGCTCATCAGCCAGCCGCGAGAGGTCGAACCTTCCCAGCTATTGGAAGCCGGTTCGGAACGAACACCGCCACGAGTCGAGTAGGCAGCGTGGTTTTCTTTCGAAGCCACGACGTAGATTTCGCCAGCTTCCAGAACTTTCTGGTTCGGTTGACGGAAGGCGTCGGTAATCAGGGTCATGCCGACCAGAGTACCGAGTTGACCATTCAGGGCCAGATCGTATTTGGTGATCGGGTCGAGGAAGGTTGCGAAATCGTTCGAACCGATAATGTCGGTCCAGAAGTCGTTCGCGATCAGGCAGTGTGCAACTGGCAGGTTCCATTTTGCAACTGCTTGACGCAGACGGCCGAGGTTTTTGGTGGTCAGTTCGCCCGCGATGTATTCCATCGGGTTCATGACGCCAACGGTCAGGTCGGCGGCAGTTTTCCAGATGCGGTCTTCTGCAACCATGATGCTTTGCAGACCGTCATTGTAGGCGTGTTCCAGCAGGTCGCCGTTCACTTGTTCCAGATCGAGAGTGTTTACGCGAACGTTCGCGATAATCTCGAATTCTTCCGGAGTGAATACGCGCTGGCGAATTTGTTGGTAGCCAACACCGGTAGCCGAAGTTGCAACAACGGCGCTGGTGTCGTGAGCAGGCATTGGAACGCGCTGCACTTCGCCTTGACGCAGAGTGTTGCCGACAGCCAGTTTCCGCACGAAACCTTCACGATCAGTTTGATCGTAAATTTGTTGAGCGATGGAGGCGCCCAGTGCGTTCCACTTTTCAGGGGATTGGCGAGCTTCGGCCAGCATTTCGCGGCGGTCGGAAGCGGTAGCAACCAGATCGCTTTGCGGTTGTGTGTGAACGATTTGGCCGGTAGCCACTGCCTGCATCAGACCCGACAGGGAATTCAGCAGGTCTTTTTTGTCGTAGGCGTTGAATTCGCCAGTTCCGGAACTCAGAGCCAGTTCGCGGCTTTTGCCGAAACGCAGTTCTTCGATTGGGTTGCCATTCGCCAGCATCAGCTTGGCACCACGCAGTTGACCGTGCATATTTGTTTCTCCAGAAAATGCCAAGTAGACTTAGGCGGAAATGCGAACTTGCAGAGCACCGTAGGAACCGGCGTCAGTGGAAGGGGCAGCCAGAACGGTGACGTTTTCCAGTTTCTTACCGGAACCGCCAACAGTCAGGCGACCATCAACGCCGAGATTCGGGTTGATTACGCCGGTCCAATCGACCGAAGCGTCGTACATGGTGGTGCCGATTTGGCCGTGCAGTGCAACACCGATGATACCTTGGTAGTGAGCAGGCAGACCGCCAATCGGCATATCGCCGAGAATGGTGCGCGCTTCGGCCAGCGAAGGTTCGTAGATGAATTGCACGTACAGCGATTTCTTGCCTTCACCGGCGAAGAAAATCAGTTCTTTGCCCGACAGTTGAACTTCGGTTGCGTCGGCAGGAGCGCCAGCGACAACTTCCAGTTTCGCGCCAGCGACTTTGACCAGAACTTGGCCGGTCAGCGGAACGCGAGGCAGTTCGACAACCAGCGATTCCGGAACGGTGGATTCGAAAGCGTGCGGAACGTAGGAAGGTGGGCTGTTGCGACCGTGCAGGCTGAAACCGGCGAAGATTTCGTTGGCGGCGCCGGTCGAAGGACGAACAACGGTTTGGCCGTTTTCAGAAACGAAAACCAGCGCGGTGCCTTCTTCTTCGATGATGACGCCGGTTTGAACCGGCAGGTGTTCGGTGCGGAACAGACGAGTCAGTTTTTGAACGTTCATTTTTCTCTCCAGAGAATGTAAGGCTTAACGGCGGCCGAGTTTCAGACCGGCGAGGCGTTGAGCGAAATCGTCACCATGTTGCGAAGCGGCGGTTGCAGTTTCGCGAGTTTCTTGTTGCAGACCAACGTGGGTCAGACCGCCGACAGGGCGACCGACAGGCAGCGACGATGCAACGGCAGTTTCGCTACCAGTTTGCGGATTCTGGTGATCCGCAACGGCTTGCGCCATTTGGTTTTGAACTTGCAGATCGTACTGCATGATTTGGCTTGCTTTCGCAACGAGCGCTTTGTGATACGCATCGCCATGGCGAGCGAAACATTGCGCGGCCAGTGCTGCGCCGCCGGTAATGCCAGCTTCTTCCAGAGCACCAGCCAGAGCGGTGATGATCGGGTTCGGCGTTTCGCCTTTGTAGAAACCGGAGTTGATACCTTGGCTTGCAGTAGCGATTGCGGCGAGGAAGCGCGAATTGAATTCGGCAGCATCGCGGCTGGAAGCTTCTGCGATTTGCGCAACGCGAGATTCGACTTGCGAAGTGACTTCGCTTTCGACGAATTTCTCGACGTTGATTTCTGGCTTGATTTCGGTGAAACCGAGTTCAGCCATGGCAGTCGCTACACCGTGTTCGGCGGCGATTGCTTTGAAAGTGCGACCGAACGTATCGGTAGCGAAACTTTCGATTTTCGATTGCGAGGCCACTGCTTGCGCGAATGGAACGCCGTCGTGGAAAGCGTACCAGCGGCTGTCACCGGCAACGTTTGCGGCATAAGCCACGTCAACGTTTTCAGGTTTCATATCGCCGCTCGACAGAGCAACGAAACTTGCGGCAACGGAAACCAGAGATTCAGCAGCGGCAGGCTGTTCGGTTTGCGCAGCGGCAGAAGTGGCGGTAGCTTTTTCTTTTTTGCGGACGCCGGACGGTTTGGCAGAGGAAACGGAAAGCGTGATTGCTTCGTCTTCGTCTTCTTCGTCGTCTTCGAAGTCTTCATCCTCGTCGGATTCGTCTTCGTCTTCTTCGTCGGATTCGTCTTCGTCTTCTTCGTCGTCTTCCGACTCGTCGTCGTTCAGATCGTCTTCGTCGTAATCTTCGTCATCGTCTTCGTCGTCGGAAGCGGTGGCGATATCGGCGGGGTCGATCAGACCGGCACTGCAACCGGGGCAGAACAGCGGCGATTCGTCGCTGGCTACAACGTGAGTACCGCACGATTTCGAAACGCACATGAAATGGTGCGCCGGAACGTTTTTCTGTTCGCCTTCGGCACTGGATGCAAAAGCGGTCATGCTGACCGGCGCTTCCTGAGAGCCAATGGCTTCAACACCTTGGTAGATGTTGAATTTCATTTCGCTGGCGCAAGCGACAACAACGTCGTCACACTGGAAAGTGTGCGGTTGTACTTCGCCGTTTACCATCGCAACGAATTGTTGGCTGGCTTCTTCGAAAGAGCCAGCATAGGCAAGCAGCGATTCACGCTTTTCGCCCGGTGCAGCGTTTTGGTTTTCGTTCACGTTGGAATTTCCCAAGTCGGGCAGGTCAGAGGCACATGCCGGACATTTGTGCAAAAGTTCGGTATCGTCCGACATTACATACGAGTTGCAACCCGCAGTGCATTGAACGAATTGGGCTTCGACACTTTGTCCCACAGCCGACGCCAGACTTTCGATAACGACCTGTTGATCGTCAACGGAAACGAGTTCCTCACCGGAAAGCGGATCGAGGATTTGAATGCCGGAAACCTCTGCACTTGCGGTAGCGATTTGCACGTCACCGTCAGCGTTTTGGAATACCGAAACATTCTCACCTTTTGCCACAGCGGTGAAAAAGCCTGTTGCCTGCTCCAGAGTGTCACCCACTACAACGATACCGCGACGCTGCGCTTTATCTTTGGTCATGGTGGCTCCTAAACTGGATTGGTTTAGAGGTTAGGAATGCGATTCCTGTTTTAAAAATTAGCGACTTCAATTTTCTAGCATGATTCGAATCATGCCATTCACTTTCCGTACAAGGGCCTGTTTGCTGTCATGCGAACCGGTTCCCTCAAACGTTCTGGTCGAGCCATTCGAATTCAGTTGCGCTTTGTAAGCCCAACCGTCATCAGCCATCGACAATTCCATTACTGCATCGCAATGGTCAGCGGTTAATTCGATACGGCAAGTTTCGCTTCCGTTATCCCCAAGCGAGTCATAATCGACTTTCAAGCCGACTAAACCTTGCTTTACGGCGGGGATTCGTTCCAGATGATAGTCGAGGTGTTTTTCGTCCGTCGTTCCGGAAGCGTGGAAGTCATGCAATGGTGCGGCCCGTGCAACCGCTTTTAATGGAATGGTAACTTTCATTGTGTCCTCCAGTTCCATGATTAAAAATTAGCTCAAACAATTTTTAAGCAACAAAAAACCCGCACAATGCACTAGGCAAAGGCGGGTTCTTTTTGGAGCTTTTTCGGGAGTTTTTAGCTGAGCTTTTTCGGGAGTTCTTCGATACTTGGCATGTATTGGCCTTTCGGCATGCAGTACGAAATGCAGCCTTTTTGGGATGCACAACCGTTTACGAAATCAACCCATTTCGCGTCCATTAGATCAATGAAAGCTTGCGGGCTTCCACGATCACGGTAACGTTGCAGGTATTCTTCTTTGCAATTCAATGCAGGGTAAACGATACCGAATGGAATGTTGTTTTCCACCAGTGCATTGCGTACCACGTCGTGAGTCGATGCGAGAATAATGTAACCTTCTGCAATCTTCTCTTTGATGTGCGCAATGTAGTTTTGCGGGAATTCGGCTTTATCGAACGTACTGCTATCCGAATCCAGAATCTTGAGGTCGCCGCGATTCCGGAAAAGCGTCGATTTGCCGACACCGGGGAAACCACAGATTACGTTGGGCATTGTTGTTTGTTCGCCCGCAAGGCTGAGCATTACTTTCATTTGTTTGTGATCCCGGTGGGAGACAGCTTGCGAAAGAGTAACCGATTCAATCGGAATGTTTAATTCGGTTGCGCACTCACTGATTAACGCGGAATCTTTCAGGCGCTCGATCAATCTGTCTTGCCCGACGAGTTCCGCGTATACTTTGCAGTTTTCTTTAAACAGCTTGTCGGCAGCCGCTCGCTGGTTAAAGTCGCCCCGCGCATCCGCAAGTAGAAAAAGACCACGAACGTTATTGTGCGGAAGCGGGTCGTATGCGGTTTCGTAAACTTGTCTCGCCATGAGTTTTCCAAGGTCTTCCCACGATTTATCTGGATCAGGGAATTCCATTTTCGGCGGCGGATTCAAACATTCGTTTCCGTCAACCTCCGGAAAAAGGTGGCGCATTCTATGATCGACCAGCTTTTGGCCGAGCACTGTAGAAACCGAAGGGCCACTAAATTGCGCCAGTTTTTTAACCGCATCCTGCAACGCTTTCGTTGCTGCCCAGCCGGAAATATTTTCACTTCCCGGCTTGTTTCCCGAAATGCTCATGCAGTGCTCCCGTTATTCTTCGCAGCCGATGCTTTCGCCGAAACCTACTTCCAGAACACCGATGTTGCGCTGTGCCCATAGCCGAATTGCCATTTGATTGCGTTTGATTGCGTCAGCCATTTTGATTATCCTTCCCGTAGAATTTGTTTTTCGCTGCGTCAGCACCGAGGCGCAGGTGAATGTTGCTTTCGCTGCCCCAACGCATCAGCACTTCTTTCGAAGCCCAGCGCCAGATCAGTTTGCCCGGACGGTGATGATCGAATTCGCTTTTCGTCGAACGTTCCATTACCAAAACCGGTTTGTGCAGTTGGAACTGCGCATAGATTTTGGCACCTTCCGGAGTCGCATCGGGATTCGGATAGAACCCACGCGCGTCACTCAACGTTTTAACGGAAGTGAGTTTCTTGCCGTTTACCTCAAGCCAGAACTTGTAACCGTCCTCGGATTGAGTTTGCATGAGCGCTTCTTCGGCGGTGATTTCTTCAAACAGCTTGTGAATCTTTTCGTCGTACTCGGCCATTACCTTTTCTTTCTCTTTGTTGAGTTCCCGGTAACGGCGGTTGAGGAATTCGAGTTTGTTTGAGGCCAGCGCTACTTCGACTTTCATTTGGTAGGTTTCTTCTGCTTGGGAATATGGAGTTCCTGCATGGAATCGAATTCAAACGTTGCGAAACGTTCAACGACTGTACCGCCACCAGCGTCATACGCAATCACGGTTTTCTGGAATTCGACTTCGGAGAAAATAACGTGGCGGGTAGGCTCGCCGTCGAAGTCGTAATGCTGAATGGTCAGCGTGCCGAAATTGTCATTGAGCGCAGCAAACGCATCAAGGAATTCCTGCGAGCCGGTCTGGTCGAAAAAGCCCAGTGTGACCCGGCCCTTTTTACCTTTCGGCATTTGCACTTGATCGACACGAACCAACGCAGTACGCACGAGTTCGAAAGTGTTGGTACACTCGATAAACGCGCTTGGCAGCGGAAACTTTTTGGAACCGCCGACGGCATGCAGATCGAAGTTGTCGTTCAGCAACGGATCGGGCAGTTTGAGGACTTCTTCAAGCGTGAGTTTCGGCATTTCGGTTTCCTTATTTCAAAAGGAGGCTGCGCGGGTCCATCAGATGATCGCCGATTGCAGAAACATATGACGGATCGCCATAACCTTCGGTGTAACCATCGGCGCCGCTGCGTTTGCCTTTGTTGGTCAGCAGGCTCAATTCGAACCCGGTGATATCGTGGCAAATGCGATAAACCAAACGGCCATTTTGCAGTTGGTACGTCGGCTGTTGTGGGCGAGTATGCGAACACGGTTTGCCAATGCCGCGACCCGCTTTGTTTCCGCAAACAGAACAGGTGTAGGAACTGAAATACATACCCATCGAATAAGTGTTCAGTTCTTTGTCGATCACGCGTTGAATCAACGGTGCATCGCGAGTGCGGTCGAGTGCCGCGAGTTTCACCAGTTTGACGTGGTTGGGCAAACCGGGAATTGGGCGCAGGAAAGTATCAAGAATGATACCGCGAATCCATTCCGGTTTGTGACGGTGTTCGACGTACATGGGTTTTCCCACCCACGTCTTGTACGCGAGTTGACCTTGCTCGGTGTTGAACTTGGTCAAGTCTTTCAGGTTTACAGAATCGCCGTTGGTGTTTGGAATGCCGGAAATCATCGACGGCACTGGCACCAGAATGTAGTCGCGAATGTCGGAACTCAAACCGTATTCTTTTGCCGCTTGGCCCAGCCAGATATTGGCGTCGAGAATGCGACCAGCACCGCCCGAATCACCAACCTGTTGCGCGGTAACGTGAACGGTGCCGTTTTTGTTTACTTCGACTTTGTGCATTTCGGTAACTTGCTCACCGATCAATGCACCGTCCGCCAACTGGGCGCCAACCGGCGTGCCCAGCGAGAACGAAAGGGATAGCTCTCTTTTCATTTCGGAAAACCTGCGTCATAGTTTTTGCGAACCCACTGCCGCGCAGTAGACATATCCATCTTTTTCGGGTTCACCAACATGGAGAAACCGGATTCGTCCATTTCGACGTGCGGTTCCGATTCGTGCGGTTCGTCGTGATGATCGAATGGGCTGAAATGGGAATGCAGCAAACGCGCTTTCCAGATTGCCAACCCTTGATTGCGATCACTGCTTACTTCCGAATCCATTTTCGATCCGCTTTCAGCAGCAATCATTCCAATCTTTTTGTCACCGTCGAGAACCCACAGTACGGAACGCTGAGCCATTGGCAGATGGCGTTCATCCGGATCACAGCGGAACGTCAAAGCCATTTCTCACACCTCTGTAATAACGAATTGGATATTGTCGGAATCTTCCACCACGCCCAACGTGACAAGGCCACGCGGTGTTTCGAAGTGGAATACCTTTTGCCCTTCGTCGATTTCCACTTCTGGCTCGACGTTGCACAGACGTTCGGTGATTTCTGCGAGTTCGTCAATGTTGACGCGGAACACGCCTTTCAACATTCGACCCGGCACGCCTTGCAAACGGGTATCTGCAAGTTTGACGACCGCGTTGTAAACGTCTTCGTACAGGCTGTCCGATTGCGAATTGGCGCCAGCAAACAACTGCTTGCCGAGGTCTTTAACTTCGTCAACGTCTTGATATTTCAAAACGTCGGTCAGTTGGTCGATCACCGTGTTGATTGTAGCGTGGTGCTGATCGGAAAGTTCGAAAGGTTCATTGCTGGAAGCCGTGGTGAATTCGGCGTCTTCCGATTCTTCCTCGGTCCAGTGCTTTTGTTTCTTCGGTTTACGCGGTTTGGCTTCTTTGCCACCAGTGCCGCTGCCTTTCGCTTTCTTGCGACCTTCCTCCGCGAATTCTTCTGCGCTGATTTGTTTTGGTTCGGCGTCAGGCTGAATCCAACCTTGTTCGTCGTTCCATTCAAACCCTTGCTTGCGCATTGATTCTTGGTGCTGCTTGTTGCCAAGCTGGTCGTTTCCGATCAACGCCTTTTTACCAACCTTTGGATTGGCGCCGGGCGTCACGTCTTTTTCTTCACGCTCTTTCTGCGCGTCTTCTTTTTTGCGTTTCTCTTTGTCGTGCATCCACACGTCCCAAAGAATACGCGCACTAACAACAGCAAGCGGTGCAGCGCCCATGGTCAGTGCCAAAACAGAAGTGCCGAGAAGTGCTGTCATCGCAATCTGCGTGAGAACACGTTTCCCGGCTTGAGCGTCTTTCGGTTTCAGCTTTCGCGCACCTTGGAAAACTTTGTCCATCGCAGTCAAACCACGATTGAAAAGCTTTGGATGTTCCTGCACACGTTCGGCAATACCGTTGATGATTTGCTCACGGTTGTTGTCGATATCGCGGCTGGCTACTGCCAATTGGTGCGGTTTGATTTTCTGCAAAGCTTTGATGGAGTGCGGATTGATTACCGCAGACCCATCTTTGTTTAGCTCCGCGATTTCGTTTTTGACCTGTTCGTGTTCCTGCACACGAATGGCACGCACTTCCTTTTCCGAAGGCGTGTTTGGATTGAAAACGGAAACCGATTTGCCGCCGATGTTGTGACGGATCAGGGTGGGATAATTCTCACCCTTTTTCTTTTGTTCCCGATCTTCTTTCCGTTGAATCACCGCAGGAAGTTGATCGGCCTTGGCTTCCTTTTCGGAATCCGGTTTGTCGGAATACTTCTTGCGCGGTTCAACCGTCAGGTGTTTGTCTGCACCTTTCGGTTCTTCCTTTGGTTTGCTTTCCGACTTTTTGGCAGAAGGTTTGTCATCCTTCTTTTTCAGGTTGCTCCCCGCTTTCTCCAGCAGGAACCGGTGACTCGATTTCGGGAACTGTTCCAGATAGGAGTGTTGCCCCTTCTTCGACAGAGCCAGAAATTCCTTTTTGCTCAACTTCTTGTTCTTGGCCGGAGCCAGCGCTAGTGCGACGAACATGCAAGCCCACCTTTAATACGTCTTGGAGAAGTGCGTCCGGCAATTCGCCGTTGCATTGCTGTACAGCAAGTTGCAGATTTTCTTCGCCGGTCTTGTTTAGGCCCATGCGCATGTAGGCGACCGCGAGCAAGTGGTACGGCCAGTAACCGTAATACTCGTTTTTGAAAATCATCGGCACTTCTGGTTTTGAGGTAATGCGCAATGCGCCGCGAAGCATCCCGATGCACTGTTCGTACTCGCCCGTTTCGAAATACAGGAAGGCCAGTTCGCAATAGGGTTCGCGTGCGTCGGGGAATTCGTAAATGGCGCGGAACAACATGCGTTCGCATTTTTCAAGTTCGTTCGTTTTGCTAGCGATGCCAGCGATGAAACGGAAACTTTCGGAACGGAACTGCGGATGTTGCTCGACTTCAACGTGCTTGAGGAAAATGTCTTGAGCAAAAGCGTTCTGCCCACAGTACATGAGTTCGCGTGCAAAGTATTGCAGAGTACGCGGATCGTTCGGGTTTTCGTTGTACCCGATACGCAACAGATTCAGATAGTGGCCGGGCGGTTTCGGCTGCGACGGCAGATGCACAACCGCGATTTGCAGATTGTGGTCAATGTCAAAACCTTCACGCGCAGGCACCAATACTTCGTGCGCCGGGTACGTCCAATAGAACGGGCGGCGTTTGTGAATTGCAAAACGAGGGTAGGAACAGGTGACGATACCGCTGTTATCGAATGAGTAAATCAGCGTGTAGTTTGCGCCATCACCAGTAAATGAATTTAGCTGTTCACGCCAACCGGCCAGAATGACTTCATCGAAATCAAGCGAAACGCAAAGATCGTAATCCTCGGGGATCAAATCCATGGCCGCGTTACGGGCAGAGTCAAAACGGAATTCTTTGTGTACCGGCCAGATGGAAACGTGTGCCCCACCTTCGCGCAGAAGTTCAACCGTTCTGTCAGAACTGCCAGTGTCGAGGACAAAGATTCCGTCAGCATCTTTCACACTGGCGAGCCAGCGTTTGACGTTGTGTTCTTCGTTCTTTGCAATGGCGTAAACAGCTACTTTCATTTCGTTCTCCAGTTACGCAGCTACAGGCGGATGTGCCTTTGCCGCGCAATCAATAACGGCTTCGATGATGGTAAAAGCACCTTCGGGAGTTTTCGCGACCTGCATATCAGTAGGCCACTCGATCCGGTCGAAGTGTGTGTCTGCTTTTACTTCGGTGATTTGCCAGTGTTTGCCAACGGCGCTGATCGTCACGACGACAACGTAATGGTCAAACAGCACAACGGACAAACGTTCTGCGCGTCCGTCTTTTGCTTCGTGTTCTGCTACGGTGATGTTGAGCGCGCCAGAGCGCACCCGTTCAATACTTTGCAGAAGTCGATTTACTTCGGACATTGATCGGCCTCGTAAATCGCAATCGCCACGCGGGTGATAAGGTTCATCGCGTCCAGTTCGGAGCGATTGACGAAATACGGGAACGACGGGAAGCTGTTTCCGTATGCGTGGTGCGGACTGACTTGCACGGCGTAGCGTTTTGCTTTTTCAACTTCCTTCAAGCTGATCCCGACGGAACCGCGCTTGCCGAAAATCGTCACGCCAATTCGTGCGTTGCCCTCGGTGAGCGAGAGGCGCAGTTTGCCAGCGGCGAAAACAGGAGCCGCATTCAGGCGGTCTTCGAAAGAAAGAACTTGCTGATCGCTGCCGGTGTTGGTGTCGGCATCTACAGCAGGAGTTTCTTGGACGATTTGTTGATCGGACATTTACTGCACCTTGTATTTTCGCTTGAACTTCTCAAGCGTTAAGATTGGGATCTTTTTAGTATCAGCAATTACGGTTTTGTTATTGCTGACGCCTTCTTCTTTAATGATAAGCATCGTTGCCTGATTCACAGTGGAAGCGATCTTGCCCCCTTGCTGAACAATCCACTTTTGCAACGCTGCATCACGAACAGAAGTAAACAATACCGCTTGGCCTTTCATGGCCGCGCCGACTACCGCTTCCTTCTTAGTTTCAACCAGTTCGATTCCGTTGCGCTTGAGGAACTTGACGAAATTCGGTAGGTTCTGCGCAATCTGTGCGGCCAGTTCTTTGAAGCCCCTGATGCCGCGAATCATTATTTCCAATTCCCTTTCCGGTAAATTAACCCGGTCGAGAATATCTGGAATGGATTCTTCAACTGCCGCCAGACGCGTAGCGCCAATCTTGTCACCGAATGCGCCGGAGCCTTTTGCGACATTGCCAAACGTCATGTTTGCTTTCGCTTTTGCCAGATTCGCCACAAGTGCGGTGGCGCTGGTGCGCTGGAACCCTTCGAGTTCTAGCAGACGTGCAACTTTGACATTCAGGATTTTCTTCACGGTGTCGATTCCGGCGTCTACCAGTTTCTGTACCGTGCCTTGTTTCAAACCATCCACTTCGATAACGGTAAAGAAGTGAGTGAGTTCTTTTACAACGCGCAGATTCGTTTTGATGCCGACAGTAACGTGCATTAAATGCACACCATCTACACGGTACGGAACGCTTGGCTTCGACGGAGTTTTTGCAGCTTTCTCCACGGCCATGATATAGGGAATCACGTCGCCCGAACGAATCACCCGAATCATCGCGCCTTTGTTGATCGGGCGCGGTTCATACGGCGGCTTTTTCTTGCCTTTGAATTCGTTTTTGTAACCGTGTTCGATAAAGAAGTTGTTGTGGCCGGTAAACCACTCGACCATCACGCCGCCGATCAAGGTTGGTTCAATCTGCACACGCGGAATCAAACGGCCGAGGCGGCTTTCTTCCCAAACAACATCTTTCACTTTCACCAACAGCGACGATTCGAGGCTGTTGATTTTGAAAGCGTAAGCGTGCGTCGGGTTTCCGGACTGTACGACCTTGTACGGAATATCACGCTCGACAACAATGCCGTCGATATCGCGTTTTGCTTTTCCGCCTTTGCGTAGGTTGTGCAACTGCACCAGTTTTTCTTCGGAGAGCGTCGGATACGATTTCCACGGCACGACCGTGAAGCCCAGTGTTTTCAGGAAAGTAAGCTGCGCGCTTTTCTTCACGCCAGCGTTTTTGCCTTTCATCACTTCGTACACAACAAACTTGTAACGCGTGACGTGTTCGCTCGGCTGGTTGCGATTCAGCAGGCCACCGCCGTGGTTTCGGCTGGTAGCAAATTCTTCGGCGTAGTGTTTTTGGAACACCGCCTTGTCAGCAGTGAATTCACCACGAATGATGAATTCGCCTTTTTCCGAAATGCGCTGCGGAATACGCAATGCAGGCAGCACGCCGGAAACGTCTTTACCAATCTTGCCATCACCGCGAGTAAACGCACGCTGCGGAATGCCGGAATCATAAACGATTTCGAGGCTGATACCGTCTTCTTTATCACTGACAACGTAAGGCCCACCCGCCGAAAGGAAAATCGGCAATTGGGTTACGCCGGGTTTCAGTTTGTTGAGACTGCCCATCGGAACAGGCAACACAACTTTCCCGCCACCTTTTACCGGCGCACCAATTTTTGGTTCAGCGCCCGATCCAGTCATACCGAATCGAGCGGTGTAGTTTTCGGCCATGATATCGTAGGCTTCATCGGAAACCGGCGATTCACCGTCGTCATGATAAGCATCGTCCAACGCATTGAGGAAGTTTTTGAGCGCGGTCTTTTTCAAGCCCTTTGCGTAGGCAAGTGGATCGCGCTCAATGGTCCGCAAAATCTGCTTATCAATGTTCATGAGTTACCTGTGGAGTAGTCGAGCAACACGACGCCGGATGTTTTGCAGTTCGTCTTCTTTCGCACGGCCAACCAGTTTGGCGCCGCCCGGAAGTTTACGCACGTCCAGCCCGGAAGGGATCGGTTGTTTACGGAAGTTGCCAGTATCGGTGTCATACAGATACAGAAGATCGGAGACTTCTAATTCTTCAATCGCCGCAACGGTGAGTTTCTTGCCGTTGGCCAACTGAATAATCATGCCTTCTTCGACGAATTGCGTATCGTCATCTTCGGTATTTACAGAATCTTCCGAATCGTCGTCTTCCGATTCTTCGGTTTCTTCTTCCGAATCATCGTCTTCTTCGAATTCGTCGAAATCATCATCGTCATCTTCGAAGTCGTCTTCATCGTCATCGTCTTCGTACTCGAAGTCAGAAACGATATCTTTGTGTTGCTGGAGGAAGTTTTTGCCGCGCTTCACTTGCTTCGCGGTTTCGTGTTCCTCGTCGTCTTCGAATTCGTCGTCATCCTCAAATTCCAACGGCTTCTCAGGTTTGACTTTGGTGATTCGCGAACGCTTCGGCAGTTGATGCGCAATGTCGGTCAGCACCACGATCCCCACTTGCTGGCGCGCACTCGGAAGAATGGTTGCGCCGCTGGTGACAGATTCGTAAGTTGTTTCGCTGATGTTTACGCGTTCCCCGCTTGGCATGATGATAAATCCACCACGCGCCGGAGTCCAGAAACGCACACCGATGATATCGCCTTTCTTGAGCGCCGTCCGGGTTTTCTTGTGGTGCATTGTCGCAATCGGAATTGGACCGTGAACCACTTCCCGCCATTGGTAGTTGGCTTTGTCGTACTGGCCTTCTTCTTTTGGCAGTTTTTCCGGTTTGTATTTCAGCGCGGTTTGCTTGTCGTGCGCGTCTGCACCTTTGACTTTCACCCGAGCATGGCGTTGACCAGTCTTTTCAGGCTTGGCCGGAATGCCGTCATACGGTTTGAATTTCGAAAGGTGTTCTTCAACCGCTTCCTTTCTCACCGAACGGAAAATGATGTGCGGGTATTTTTCCAGTACGACCTGATACTGACCTGCGGTTGGGCCGCGTGCGGTTTTCTTCAAACCGATCAGATCGCCTTTCTGCACGTTCAATGCGTGTTGGCTGTTACCGGGCTTGAAGACGAATTCAGGCCCAGCGTTTTTGTACCATGTGAATTCCGAGAATTCTGCGGGCGCTGCCGCGATGGCGATGTTCATATTACCGTAATCTCTTTTGTCGAAGAAACCGTCTGCCCCTGCGCGGAATAAACAGCCGTCAACGTGGTTACGCCCGTTGCGTATGGCCGCAAAATACCGGAGGAATCAATTGTCGCGACATTGCGATCAGACGATTGCCAAACGCCTGCAACCAGACGCTCGCCACCATCGGAGAATTTCACCGAAAGTTGGAATTGCGCTGTGTTGGTTGTGGATACCGAAGCGGGGCCGACAATGCTGGCGGACAGCGGACGCGAAATCAAATCGTTAATCGTCACGACTGCTTGCGCTTTAATCGTTACGCCAGATGCGCTGTACGTCCCTTCAACCGTTATTACACTCGCTTCCAAAACTTGCTTCGCGGTCAAAAGGCCGTCGGCAGAAATGGAGGCAATGTTTGAATTGGAAAGCGCCCACTGTGGTTTAACCCGAGCCGTGGTGCCGTCCGCATACGTGACCGTAAACAAAAGCGTAGTCGATTCGCCAACTCGCATAGCACTCGGTGCCGTGACCAACGCACTAACTGGCAAGTTGAGCGTGGTTTTTACCAGAATGTCTTTTTCAGCATTCACGGTGCGGCCGTTTGCCGTAAACGAGGTGGAGATTTTTACCGACTTGTCAGAATCAACATCGCCCACTGCGGTAAAGATTCCGGAGGCCGGATCAATGGAACCGAATGCAGTGCTGTTTTGCTTCCACGTCAATGCACGGGTTCCGCTAGTGCCATCGGTGAAGTAAACCAGCGCGCTGAATTGCGCTGCGCGACCTTCAATAACGAAATCGGGACCGATGATATCAATGCGGGCCGGGTAGACCGTGGTGTCGATTACCGAAATGTCTTTCTCCGCTGCAATGGTTGTACCTTCCAGCGAATACGACGCGGTGATTTTCGTTTGGCGATTTTCGGTCAGATCAGGAACTACAAACGTGCCAGTCAATTGACCGATGCGGCCAGCCGCTGGGTTTGTGTGCGCCCAATCATTTACCGCTACAACCTGTTTACGTCCGTTGATAAACGTCACTTCAAGTTTGTAGGTGCCATTGGTGTTTTCGTCCAGCGTATCGGGGCCAATGATGCGCGCCGACTGCGGATAAACCGTGGTGTCCAAAACTTCAACGTCGATAAACGCTTGCTTGGTCACACCTTTGTACGTGTACATTGCGGTGATGCGTGTTTCTTGCGAACCGATAACTTTCTTGGCAGTGAAAATACCGCCGCCAGTGATCGAACCCGCGTCTGCATTACCAACGCGCCAGTAATCTGGAACAACTGGCGAACGACTGCCATTTGTGAAAACAGCGGTCGCAGTGTAAGTGGCGATTGCGCCTTTGTTTACGTTGGTCGGCCCCGAAACTTCCAAACTGGCGAGTATCAGA